CCACCATCCACTGGAATTTCGGTTTCCATTTCAACATCATCGTCATCAATACCCATTTCAGCAAATGAATTAACTTCACTGGCAACATCATCTTGTTCAGACATTTCTTGTTGTCGTTTTTTAAATTTTTGTAATTTTTCAGACTCACCTTGTTTTTGCATAAACCCAGAACTACCACCAGTACCTAACATCTGTTCTTCTAGATTTATTGAGTTATAACCAATCTGATTAAATCTCTTTACTTCTTCTAATAATTTTTTTTCTAAATTATCCATTTAATAATTGTTTTACTTGACCATTAGGTGATTCTACTTTTACCTTTCTATTAACTCTAATTTCGTTTTCTACTCTTTCGATAAGACCATCTCTACTTCTTATAGTATAACAAATCCCAGTATCTAAATCACAAACTTCTTGACCTTCGGTTGAGTTGCCATTATCTACTACATTAGATGTGGTTTTTCCTAAAAAATTACCTAATTTTTGTTTTAAATTTTCTGTTACCATAGTATTGTTTATTATATAAATATTATCAAATACAAATAAAATCTTTTATAGTGTATATTTAAATAATTTTAAACTGTTTGTTCGTTTTTAAGATACTCACTACTAAAACTATTCGGGTTTAAATAAGACTTTATTTCTTTAAGGTTTGAGTCTAGTTGGTATTTTATTATTTCGTAGTGTAGGTGGACTCCGGTTGAGTATCCGGTGGTTCCCATAACACCTAGTTTAGTATTTTTATTTATACCGGAATTTAAACCAGTACTTGTTATTGTTTCTTCTTTTAGGTGAGCCACCCTAAACGTATATCTAGTAATCGCTCCCTCAACATAAGCAGATAAGTCATCTGAATTTATGAGTACTTTATCTATCTTTAAACTATTACCGTAGCCATGGCCACAACTTTTTGCTGTTTCACTACTACCGGGTTTACATCCACTAACTTTGCCTGTTACTATACCAGTAACTGGTGAAACAATATCTACGTCCACACCTTGGAATTCTGTCTTAAGTGAGTAATCTATACCTCTGTGTGGTTTAACACCAACAACCCTACCATCTTTAACGACTTGTCTCGACACCCAGAAAGACTGACCTTCATTAGGTGGAACTATTTTATTTAGGTCTACTGGGTCTACTATCGCGAAACTTAGACTAGATATATCATCTTCACCCATTAAGTCCTCTTCTGCAACATTTAGGTCATGCGGGTCCATATTTGGACTTATTTCTTGAACTTTCACATCTTCTAGGTCCTCATCCATACTTTTAATTAATGTTTCCTGTATAGAAGATATTAAATCTGTTATTTTAGGTAAACTAGGTATACCCACCCTAACCCCAGTAAATGTGGTTGTCATATCATTTGGTGTTATATTATGACTTACATCCATTATCAAGTAAGGACCACTAAACATAGGTAGGTATCTTAGTTGGAAATATGTGGTAGGTTGTATTAAAGCGTTACCCATTGATGTTACTTGACATTTATAAGACCTAGATTTGTATAGGTTAAATAGATTAACAGAATTTGTAGATACCTTAGAACCACTAGCTACTTTACCCATATCTTCTAAAATTCTAAAAGATTCACTAGTATTTGGAAACTCTGATTGGTCTAAACTAATAGCTTCGAAAACTTGTTGGTTTGGGATTCCGAAATCTACCGCGAAAGCTACCACTTTATTACTTAATTCTTTTTCTTCTTGTTCTTTTGGTATTGGTTGACAAAGTGGGTTAGGACTGACTCTATTTAAAACAAAACTATCGTTATTATACCCATACATTGGTGTTTTTATATCCAAGCTTGTTGATGGTGGGCCCACATATTGACAAAGGTATTTAGGTGACGATAACGCATAATCTACTTCTTTAAAAGCACCAAACATCGCGTTACCTTGACCTTGTGTGTCGTGTTCTTCCATATTGTAGAAATTAACATAAGACGGTAATGGTATAAAATTAAAAAAGTTTTTAGAGCATAGAGTATTAACAAACCCACCTATAGTTTGTTTCACTGAAGTGTTTGGACTATCTGTAAATGGTGTATCTAACCCTAGGAATTGATATATGTCTATTACAGCGTCGTTACCAATATCAGTATTACCCCTATCCAAAAACATGAATTTTTCAAATTGTGTACTATATGACGGTAAAGCTCTAGTGTTTCCTGGTGTGGATTTATTTAATTCTTCCCCCTGTATGTGCGTACCAGCTACCCACTTATCATTAAACGTTTTAAATACTTGGTATAGTTCTAGTTTAAGATTGTCAGCTACAATTTTAGGCCTACCGTCATCTTTACCACCATCATTATTGTTAGAGTTAACAAGACCTTTTGTTGGGTCTAATTTAGCCATTTGTTTAAAAAACTCATCTACGTAGTACCCTCTATACTCATCAAGATTGTTGAGGTAGGTTTGTAACCTATCAGAAAATTCTGATTTTGTCATCCCATTAGTTGCTGTTGGTGTTGTACGTAATGTCTCTGTTAAATATTGTTTAAGTATCGGGGCGAATTGTATTACTAGTGTTGGTGAAATGTTATAGTTTTTGAAAAAGTCAAAACATATTGTCACTGCGTTGTCAAACTGTGAATTACTACCAACTCTTTTACTTGGTATAACCACTTTTGATATGTCATAGGAAAAGGGGGTATCCGCACCAGTGGGGTATAGTGAGGCATCATAACTTTCTAACTCCATAACAGCTACTAATTTATTTTTACCCAGTATGTGGTACATTAATTGTTTTGTAGTCATTAAATCAGTTAGACTCCCCCCAATTGACGTTATATCGTCCCAACCATTAACAGAACCGTGTTTATATATTACTTTCTGTTTTAAAAACACCCTAGTTATATTTAAGAAATTTTTATACTGTGCTTTTGCAATATCTATAGTTTTGTGGGTTTTGTTTCCGTTTGGCCTAACTTCAATACCCACCTCACCATCTATATTTTCTTTATCAACAGTCATTAATTTTTTAAATATGGATTTAAAATTTGTAAACTCACCTTCTACAGAAGTAGCGTTTGGGTTTTGGGGTTCACAAAAATTCAAAAATTGTTGTTCAAACTCATTTAAAACTTTTGAAGGAAAAATTGAAAGTAACTCTGTAAAATCGTCATAATTAGTATTGTCATCCCCTGTAAGGTTAATATTCCAAGCTTGTTGGTTTGGTTGTGATGTGTCTACCCTTTTTAGGTAATTAGTATCTGGCACTCTACCGTATAGACCACCATATTTTAAAGGTATACTTCCTGGTTCTGTAACATCAAACGCACCATATCCAGCTCCACCCCATAAAAATCTTGCACTAGCATCAAAACCAGCTGTGTTTATATTGTCACCCATAAAACTTAAATCAGTATTCACTAAAGCTCCAGCGGAGGGGTAAAGTATGTAATAAGGGTTTGTGGTTGGGTCTATCTCACTGAGTCCTGCTGACCCAACATTGGTAGAGTCTATAAAGGTAGAATAGAAATTATAATCTATACCATCCTTAGTAAACATTAAATTTTCTTCTTTTTCAAGTTCTAAACCACCAGGTACAATTCCGGTAAACATAATATTTATGTCAGCAACTGATGTCCAACTACCCACGTTTGGTAGTATTGATTTGTCCGTAACGATTTTATGTACAGCATCTATCAATCTAGGCCAAAAACCTAAAGTTATTTCTTCCGTATTTAAACCTGGTAATATATTACCATTATAACTATAATCAAACCAACCATAACCATTTGCTGAAGCGGTATCCACATACCATTCATTACATCTAATATCACCATCAGTTCCGGTACCAAGACCATCACCACCACCTAAACCACAAAATATACTATTTTCTGGGGCAGAAGGAGAATCTATTAACCCACTTTCGTTGTACTTATGCCATAGAGAACCAATTTTTAAAATAAATGAATATGGTAGTTCGTGATATCCAGCTAATTGTTTTATAACCTGAGCTACGTAAGACCCGTACTGATGTTTACCTTGGTATTCTTTTATTATCTTTTCTAATGTACTGGTTACAGGTAAAGAATTTAAAAATAAATACGCAGCGTCTTTGTATGGTTGTGGGTTACCAGCTGTTTCATCTGTGGAAGCTTTATAGATTGCATTAGCAAACCAAGGTGTGTTTAACATAGAAACCACCTGTGAAGAAAATACATCTGAGGTGTAGTTTACACCTTCTGTCGTACTTTGTAGTTCAATAACCGGTTCTTTAGTTATGTAGTATTGTTCCCAATTATCAAAAGTGGTAAAAGTACTTACGTAGTCCCAATCTCCCTTCACAATATCTAAAATATTACCATAAACGGTATCTACGTCCCAATTTAAATTTGTATAATATAGACAGGGGTTTTCCCCCGTTGAAATTGTTGAGTATACGTTTGTTTGTGTACCCATTTGTAGAACGTCTATCTGGAAAAATCTTTCAGCTGTAATACTAGCCGCGTCGGATAATTTACTTCTTAAACTGTTAATATTGCCCAGATTAAATGGGTAGAAATCAAACCACCAATCCTCAGTTTTCTTACTTTCTAAAAAAAGTTTTAAGTATCTTGAATAACTACCATTTTCGGTAAAAATATCAGCAATACTAGACTCCGGATATAAACCATAACTTGTCCCGGGTATGTCATATGGTTTTGAGGTTAGGTTACTTAGACCTGGTGTGTTAATATGTCCGTTTTCCCACAGGAGGTGTTGGTCGGGTGAGTCCTCAAGTAAGACACCTATTAAACTCTTGTAGTTCACACTATTCCCTTTAAAGAATTCTTGTAGATTAAAATCACTTTCTATTGATTTAATCAAATTTTTACTATCATTTTGTGCCGCTTCTAAAATAGTATCTACTGTTTGTGATGGTTTACCTTTAAACCCTGTAATACCAACATAATCAGTAAAATCAGTCGCCCTATCTAGTATTTCCCACAATATACTATTTTTAACCGTATGTGTGTATGCCTTTTCAATAAAGGGAAATTGTCTTACAGATAATGGTATTTGGCCTGTATACCTAACTTCGTTATTAGTTTCAAATGGTATCTCATTAACTCTAGAATGGATAGCTTTTGTATACTCTTCTATAAATTCTACTTCTGGCCAAACTTTCGCGTTTTGTGCGTTAGTTTCTGAAAGAGCGAAAGAAGCTCCAGGATATTGTAAAACATACCTATTTTCATTGTCGTCGTACTGATAGTATTGGGGCCATGGAAATACTTCTTTACCACCTTTCACACTATCCCCATAACCTTTTTTATTTGTTATTACTGATTTTACCCTATTAGGGTTTGTCTTTTGGTGGAAGGCTTTGGTGTGAACATCATCTAACAGTCTTAAATACGTATCAACACCAGCCATAACCACACCAAGTAGATTTCTTATAGATGGGTAGAACGATAAACTTTGTTCGAATACTATTTTTAACCTATCACTAGCTTCTGTTTGGACTTTTTTGTAATTTTTTTCAAATTCTTCCTGAACTCTACTGTAAACACCACCAAAACTTTTTGGTGAGTCGAATAGGACATACCAACCTTTATCTTCTTTTATCTTACTAATGTCCTTACTGTTATTATTCTTCGCTCTTTGGTTTTCAATATTAAAATCTTTTATCAGATTTACGGGGACTCTTCCCGCTAGGCCAAAAGTAACATTATCACTTAATTGTTTTTTATAACCTTCTATTATATATTTTAACTTAGACTCAGCGTTATTAATGTATTCGTCACTCACTTCTTTAAGTCTAAAAGCGTGGGCTACAACTTTTTTACCCCCACTATCTGGGTTTCCAGTAGAACCTAATGTCATATCCAACAACACTTCTCTACTTTCATCTATATAATTTTCCACCCAACCATTAGTACCTCTTATGGAATTATAGAAGTTTTTTAGTGTTTCTTGGTAGGTTTTTTGGTCGTTTGTAAATCTCAAATCAGCTTTACTAAAGTTTTTCTTAAGTTCATCTGTAAAACTTTCAACTTTCCCTATTAACTCAAAAATAGTAATATGTGGAAAATCTTGTGGTATTAATTTCTTTTTTTTGTATATGGTATAAACATCATCCATAACTTTTCTACCCAAACCTTTAGGTGTGTCGTTACTTTTTGATTGTTTTACTACTGGATACAAATAAGGAGCTAACATAGCTTGTTGTAGATTTATATCGTTAAGTAGAGCTATGTGATTTCCAATAAAAGTACCCACAACATTGTAATCACCACTATTACTATCGAAGGTAGCTTGGAAATTTGTCATAGCTAATTGGTACTTTACGGCCTTGCCGTAATAACCTTTTACCGTTAACTCGAATTGTGGGTATGGTAAATGAAAAAAAGCTGTATATGGTGTGTTAGTTTCCGCTTGTTCAAATAAAGTTTTACCCCTAACATCGGTAAAATTTATAGTAATTTGTGGTACAAAAGAAGAACTTATTTTTATATCTATTCCTGTTATCCCAAATCCTTGGAAGTCACTCTTATTCTCTATACTTTTACTAAAAAATGTTTGTCCTTTTTCATTTGTGTCCTCATTACGAACTATTTTATTTGTCGATGGGTCAGTAAAAGCGTCAGTCCAATCACTATCTAAAGACTTTTTATTTCTAGGTTTTAAAAAATTTATCTCACCATCAAACAAATCAACTTTAACCCCAACATCTGAAGCTCCTTTATTTACAATTATTTTAGACCTGGGGATTACTCTGGCTGTAAGGTTTACGTATATAACTAAATCCTCATGTCTAACTAACCTATCTTCTATAGTTTTACCATCAGCACTTTGTATCTTATTCGGGTCTATTAGAATTAGATTATCACAAATCTGTTTTGTGTATACACTTTCACTATTGTTAATGATATCATCTGCCATAATATAAGAAATGTTTATCTAATTCACTTTTGTAGTCCTGTAGACTAACTGTTAGTGGGAAAGGTACTCTGATTATTCTACCGTCATTAATATTCCATTCTTGCCCACCATACTCAGGATTAGCTTGTAGTATTAACCAACCAAAATATGGTGTGTTATAAATTTGTTGTGATATCTTATCTAACCTACTTCGCCCTTCTTTATAGACCAAATACTTATCTGAACTTTTTTTTGGTATGTTTATCAACGGCACGGTTCTCGATTGCCCATTAACCTGAAAATCTTTATATCTATTATAATATGACATTTTATGTAATGCTTATATTTTTTGTTATTTTTAGGTTATAACTACTATTATTAGTACCCATAACTGTGGAATCGAAAAACCTTCTGACTAATGATAACTCACTATTACTTTGTGTAAAGTTAACTTCGAAGTTATCTGTAGTTTTCGGTATAGATTTTACTTTTTCTAACTCATTAGGTATTTCTGTTTTATCAAAATATTTTTTATATTTTTTTGTATCGTAATTTAACAGTGTTATTGAAAATTTAAGTAGGTTTTTGCGGAATTCTTCAGATATTTCTTTTTTTACACCGTCAGTGTATTTTCTTTTTATTTTGGTAAGGTCTTTTATAAGTTCGTCATTTCTGTAAAAAATTAAATTTTCAGCATAACTATATCTATGGTGTGAGTCCATATATCTAATAATTTCATTACTCATTAGTTTATCTACAAAAAATAGGTATTCGTTGGGGTGTGTTAGTTTGGTGTCGTATTCTGGTGTTATTGAACCAACTATGTTTGAAAACAGACCCTCAATAGTGTTTGTTGTAGCAGAAACATTACTTAATATGTTTGTAGTACTCGTACCTGTAGTTAAACTAAAACTAACCAAACCGTTATTAGAACTTCCTGTCAAATAACCACCAACATTAGCAAAAACTAAATTAAGTTTATCTATATTATTAGATAAATTTAATTGCCTATCCCTCAACTCTATTAAAAAATCAACTAATAACTCTCTTAGTTCTTTCCAAGAACTTTTACTATGTCTTAATAAAACTTTTTTAACATACTCCCTATCCAAATCACTACTACCAAATGGTAATTCTTGTTGTATGCCAGTTGTTTGAGCTGTTATAGAATTTATCAATTCTATGTGTTTTTCGTCTAGTCTTTTTAATGAGTCTTGTGGAAACCCAACTAAATTTATACTTCTATTCATTATATTACCCCACTCATAACTAACATATCTAAAAGTTTCTTCTAAAACCCCATGTCCTTGTTGGTTATATAAGTCTATAAAACTAGTATTGATGAACTCACTGTAGTTTTTTGAGCTTGTTAAAAAGTTATTATATAATGTTTTATATTTTGATTCTCCGGTTAATATCATAATTACTCTATTCCGTTGTTTCTAAATGTCCACCACCCCCATCATCAATATTACCGTCTGAAGTTACTGTTGCACCTTCTGGTTTCTTAAAGAAGTTTGTGAAGTTATCGGCTATTTCATCTAAACTCATAGTAGCTTCTGGTATGGTTTGAGGTTGGGCTCTCTCATCGTATAGTTCAGTGTTCGCGAAATAACTAAATGATAACGCATTTTGTAGTTGACTGACAGGGCCAGCAAGACCTTGACCACCAATAAATTTAAAGTTAGTTGATACACTTACAATCATGGGTTGTACCCCTATACCTTCAGGGTTTAAATCTAATAAGTTTTCGTCGTATGAATAACTTACAGAGTCAAAGGCAACCTTGGAG